GGATATTCTCCCCTGGTCCTGGATTGTTGATTGGTTCTCCAATACTGGTGACTACATGTTAGCCAACAGTGCTGGTGTGCCGTGTGGACATCTCACGCCAAATATCATGACGGAGACTACCTCACAGCATAGCTACTCCCGTTTGGGATCCGGCGGTGACGCAAGTTGGGTCACCGGCGGAACAGGTAACGCCAGCTTTGTCTCTAAACGTAGAGACTTAAGCTCGGGTTCACTCAGTGCTCACTTACCGTTTCTCAACGGTAAGCAACTGTCGATCCTTGGTAGCTTGTTCGTACAACGCTTTCGAGGGTTGTAGGATAACTATCAAGGAGAAGGTAGTATGCTAGGTTCATCCCTGACGGTGACTCTTGACGGTTCCGGTGGAACAGTCAAGACGTTGCCGCTGATTAACCAAGATGGGTACTCGTCTGAATACTTTCTTGACGAGACACTCGTTTGGTTCCGGGCGAAAGTCCGGCACTCAAAGGATAACGTCAAAGCTGGGACTCAGGCGTTCGATCGTCACACGGTGACTTTCCAACGATTCCTGAAGCCCACTACGACCTATCCTCTTGGTCTTCTGACGGAAGTGATCTACACTATTCGAAATTCGACTAGTGAGGTCTCCTCAGATGTCATCGACTTGTCTGAAGCCATGAGCTTTTACATGGTAAAAGCAGGTGGTATTGCAGCCAAGTTGCTGGGTTGGGAGTCTTAGGACTCCATACCTAGGGAGATGGGAGTGCTTAGCCGTAGAGTCTCAACATCAACGTAGGAGTACGTTAATGCAGACGAACAGCTATGCCAACTACCTTCAGGGACTATACGGTGCGATTCTTAGTGATGTCGCACTGAGTAGGCCACATCTCCGCGTCGACAGTGAGCGTGATGCAAAGCGCTTGCTCTCGATTGTCGAGAAGGTAGGTGTCAGGTTTTTCCTGATTGACTTACCCGCAATGGGGAGACATTTTGATAAATGTCTTTCCCAACGACACCTTACCCGGTCTGGTTTGGCCTATCAAAGGTCATTCAAGACAGGGAGTCCAATTCCCCGACTATTCAGGGGATTGTACTTATGTGTCTTCGACAAAAGTGGAGTGCTGAAGGTCGACCCTGACCTACAAGCCATAAGGTACCTTCGTCAGCTCTATCGAGCTGCCAAAAGGTTCCGAGTGTCTTGCAGTGACGCAACAACATGGGAACATGTCGATGCGTTCTTCAAAGTCGACTCGGAATGTTACCGTGACTCCCTTGGTTGGGAGTACGATGACATTAGCCTTGATGATATTGGCGATCTCGATCTTCGTGATCGCCATTCTTCTCGGCTACTTAGCGACTCTCAATCGTTACTCTTCGAGCGAGATGATGCTAAGTCCCCTTCCTTATGTGACGAAAGACTTGTCGAGTCCGTCCAACGGACGGCCGATATTGTCTCCGCCACTCTCGGGCGATTCGAACCGCTCGAGTGGAAGGCAAAGCACGGACCAGGAGCAGTATCCGACCAGCCTCGAGACTTAAGTAAGTACGAGTTTCCTAACTGGCCGGAAAAGCTCGACAGAGTCTTTCCATTGGCCGATTTTGGCTTCGCCAATTTCGGTTTTTGGTCAGACTTTGTCGCTAACCATGGTGACTTCGCAGAGATTACATCAAGCGAGTCGCCTTCTAAGCTGATCTCTGTCCCAAAGGAGCTATCTGGGCCAAGGCTCATTGCCTCGGAACCAGTAAGCCACCAGTGGTGCCAGCAGGTCATCTTAGACTTCCTGGTTAGTTCAGTGCGCAGGCTCCCAATAGCTGGCTCGATCTCTTTTGAGAATCAAGCCCCTAATGGGTTAATGGCACTGGAAGCATCCCATAGTCAGTCACATGTGACGGTTGATCTGTCATCTGCGTCTGATCGAATTTCGTGTTGGCATGTTGAGAGATTCTTTCGTAGGAATCCTACGTTGGTCTCTGCTCTCCATGCCTCACGAACTCGTTTCCTTAGAAACGATATCGATAAGAAGTCTCCTAAGTACCACGTACTTAGGAAGTTCTCTACTATGGGATCTGCCGTGACCTTTCCCATCCAGACTTATATGTTCACGATAACGTGCATTGGAGCCCTGCTTTATGCAAGGAACCTTCGTGCGACTATCAAGAACATTAAGGAACTGAGTAGGGAGGTCCGAGTCTTCGGTGATGACATCGTCATTCCCGTAGACGGTTGGCCCGCTCTTCAGGATCTTCGAGTATCTTAAATTTAAGATAAACCATCACAAGACTTACCCCGAAGGAAACTTCAGGGAGTCATGTGGGGTAGATGCTTTCGACGGTAACGATGTTACCAAGGTTAGCATCCTCTCGGCTCCTGACGTGTCCCGACCTGGATCGATTGTGTCCTCTGTTGACACCCACAATAACTTTCTTTCGAAAGGATATGTGAGGACCGCAGAGTACATAAAATCGACAGTCGATAGGATTAGGATTCTTCCTATACCTACCGTGGCGATCGGTTCAGGTGCTTTCGGATGGGCTAGTCCAATGGGCTCTGATCTATCTGGCTTAAGAACCAGATGGAATAAAGAGCTCCAGCGGACGGAAGTCCGGGTACTATCGCCTTTTGCGAGAGTAGTTCGGTTCCCATTCGATGGCGGACAGATGCTGCTTCAGTATTTTACTGAAGTTAAACGAACCAGGTTCGTTCAAGGTGAACGAATCGGGCGAGCATCTGTAACGAAGGTCAAGCTAGGCCTTCGTTGGGAAGATCAACTCCTTTTCGTTTAGGAGAGTGATTGAGCGTAAGCTCTGAAGGG